TTATTTTGAAGAATTCCCGAGGAAACTCTTTGATATCTCAATCTGAACCACTACATTTGTACAGTCAAATCAATAAAGTCATAGATTATGGAACTAAAAGAACAATCCGTCCCTGCTGGTATTTTATTAAAAATCCGGAAATTACAGGCTCTTGCCGAAAGAGGTGTTGGTGGTGAAGCCACAAACGCAAAAATCCTATTGTCTGCTCTTTGTGAGAAATATGGTATAGAGGAATCTAAACTTGACGAAGAAGAGAAACAATGGTATGAGTTCGAGATGAGAACATCAGTTCAGAAACTATTCCTTCAACTGTACGTATCAGTCTATGGAACCACCGAGCGGTACATGAAAGAAGTGCAGCTATGGAAGCGTGGTCGTAAAAAGATAGTGAAATGTATGTTCACACGTGCTGAATATATTGAGTTCAGCCAAATGTGGGAATGGCATCGTAAGAACTACCTTGCTGAACGTAAACGCATGAGGGAACTGTTCCAGATAGCCTACTACGATAAATTCAAGATGTATGCTTCAGAGACCTGTGATGAGTTCGAGGCTCAACGCAAAAAGAAAGACAACGACCTCACGTTCGAGGATATATTAGCGATTAACATGATGGCAGCAGCCTGTAAGAACAAATCCTTCTACAAACAAATTGGAGAGGCAAATGACGACGAAGACGACGAGTAAAGAATTTCCCCGAAATAAATCGGGGATTTCTTTGATATGTCAATCTAAATATATACATTTACACCCGTTAAATCAAATATAAGAAATCATGAGACCTAAATTATCATCAAAAGAGAAGGACTTCTTTTTGGTTCAAAGAGCCTTATGTGGCGACCAGGAAGCCTATTCAGCAATCTTCAAGAAATACAGAATTATCTTGACTATTCAGATATCTGATATCGTAAACGATAGCGACCTTACAGCCGACATCGTAATGGAAACCTTTGAAAAGGCTTTTCAGCGGTTAAAGAACTTCCAGCCGGACTATCAACTGAGTGCTTGGTTAGTACGTATCGGAAGGAACTGTGCGATAGATTACTGTCGTAAGCGTAACAGAGTGAACATCGTTAGCATCGATGAAGGGTTCGACGATACCGAGGATGAACGACCTACGTTACAAGTAATAGATGACAGCCGTACACCGGAAGAAGCAATGTCGTTCAAACAGCGTTTGGAATTCGTTAGGACAGTCATGAATGAAATGCCTGACATATCAAGACGGGTGTTACAGATGAAGTTCTTTGATGACTTCTCCTACGAAGAAATAGCTGATGAACTGGACTTCACCGTACAGCAGGTCAAGAACGCTATGCACAAGGCAAGAAAGGATTTAATTGAGCTGGTTGCCTTGCGTGCATACGAAGATATTGAGAAACATTAAATATAAGGAAATCATGAGAAAAAGATTTAAAGCGAAAGTGAGTGGAGTGTTTGATATCGTACAACTATCAGACTCCACGTTCAGCGAAGTTCGTGACAAGCTGAAGGAGAACAATTATCAGATAGACCAACAGTTCACGAGTCGTGACGAATGTTACATAGAAGCCTATGGCGACAATGGTATGCGTTGCGTCAATCGTGGGGACATGGTGTTCACCGATGAGGGAGGAGAGTTATTTATCATGAGTGAGAAACGATTCAATTCAACGTATGAAGAAGTGGAAGAAGATTCAAAAATCCCTAATCAAGAAGTGGAACAATAAGCTCTGCGAATGGTTTGGGCATAAGCCTGTAACAGTCATAGAAGAACGTTACCGAGGTGCGCAATTTAGTTTAAGCCGTAAAGGAGGAAAGAAGCGAAAGAGCGGTCATTGGGTGACTGGGACTTATCAGAAGTGTTCGAGATGTGGTAAGAAATTGAGTAATTTTCAAAGATGTTGGTAGTATGTTAAAGATGAAGTTTTTTGGTTCGAAGGGAACCAATTACAGCCTGATTGAAACATTCATGGCGGTTGTAAGATAGGCAGTTCAGCCTGTCATGCGTGTTCTCACTGTGTAAAGGTAAACAGTAAAGACAAAGAGGTGCTTTGCCTCGGGGATGGTTCTGAGTATAAGGAAGTGAAACTCGATGAACTGAAAGTTGGGGACAGGTTCAAGACAGTGAAGAACGTGTATGGAACTCTCTATACAGTAAGAGAAATCAAGGGTGGGAAAATATTGGTTGATAGCGACGTTACGTCAATGTCAGTAATAAAGAACTTCGATAAGGTGTTCTTGCTTCCTATAAGCGAATAACAGTAATAATCTGAATGAGGTGTCAGCACGGGTGGCAAAAGTTTGTTAGAACGACCGTATGACGCCTCATTTAAAAGATAGAAAGGAAAGACGATTATGATTTACAAAGATTCAGCCGGAAAAGAAATTCATGAGGGCGATAGCCTAATGGATTTGACCCCAGGATTCGTTGGGGAAATCTCGGAAGTGTTTCTTGATGAGGACGAGGGCGAGTTGGCTGTCAATCAAGACGGCACGACCATTTACCTGTACGAAATAGATACAGAGGAAGAGACAGTCGCCTCGATAGATTCAATGAACGGTTGTCGATAATCGACTTCGGGTTCTGGACAAATGTCAGAGGGATGTGATGAGTCAGTGGTGATGGCTTGTTACATCCCTCTGGACGTCTCGTACAGGGACGTCCACATAATCAATGGTATAACTCTGAGCCTCAATATGGTTAGCTCCTAATAGAATGGTATAGGAATAGGAATCAGGTTGGTGATGTTTTGTACCTACCAAATAGAAAAGTAGGGGTGATAATCACTGGTGGGTTAGGAATACATATATAGGCTATACAGGTATATGGTCAGGGGGTATGGGCGTGAGGTAGGATATGCGGAGTGTTACGGCTGGTTACAATGGTGGGGTTGGAGTGGGTGGTGGAGGTCTGGAGGTATTTCGAATCCGGACTGCAACACTCTCCGACGCAGCAAATCCCCCGGACTCAACCCGTGAGGGATTGTCGACGATGACTGTTCCTACATTGAACCCAGGAGTCTGTACGGCTGTTATTGCGAGGATATCGTATGCCTCACTATCCGTTATCACGAGACTGACGGTTCTGACGCTGTAACCGACTCGAAAACGTCCCTAAAAACTCTCCACCAAGACACGGATAAATCGTTGCATCTACTCCGGGAAATAGGGTACAGAAGTATAATGGCTGTCGACAGGGGATTGTCATCACCCTAACATGGTCACCCCACAGCGAGTTATGTGCGAAATGACTGTCCTCGAATGTTAAATCTTGAAGAAAATCTGAAGAAAGTTGGATAATTTCTTTGGAGACTCATCAGAATTCACTACCTTTGTGTCATCAAAGTAAATCAAATGTCAAACAAATTAAAATTAAAGGATATGAAAACGGCTCAAGATTTTAACA